ATCCTCGCCACATTCATAGAATGTGGACCCACCGAAGGCGACATCTAGCCTTCACACCAATGACTTCACCCGATTTCCATACGGAATCCGGGGAAGGTTTCTCATGAAACCATTGTAGAAGTCGGTGGTGCCCGTCTATTCTTGACTTTTCTACCTTGTTTTCAACAACTAGGCAGAGGTGTTCAAGCCTGTAGAGATGCACATTGTGTCTATCTCGAGGCAACCGTTCAAGGTTGCCAATCAGGGAAAGGACGGTTGATTCCTTCAACAATACTGGAATATTCTTCCGAATCTTCCAGGGGATAGTCTCTTGCAGAGCAGTTGAAGCCCTAGTAAAACCCTTATTGAAAAGGTTATTAGCGCACTCAACTGCTGAGACAATTGTAGAAGGGTCTCTCGGATTGAAGAATGTAAGGATAGAAGATGTCGAAACATCTACGCCGTTGTAAGCGTCCATGCCGCAGGACTCCCTGAAGAAACCCCTAGAAAAGGATTTCTCTTGGTTTACCTGCAGAGAAAGCATGGTCAGTACTTTACATATCCGAGAGAATAAACGTGTAGGGACGATCATGTCGTCACCGAACACGCGGACCTCTTTCGCAGCGTCAGCCAACCTCATGTCAGGTTTATCCGAGATGAGAACGCCTATGCATATCAAGGCATAGACAATCGACTGAACTGGGAAAGTAAAGGCTGCACCTTGGGCTGCGAACTTCTTGCAGTCCAAACTGACGTCCAGATCAGGAATATAAACCTGATGAGTCCTGGCAGAGTTGAGAAGCTCAAGTAGCGAATAGTTGCTACGAAAGGCAGACTCTACTACAGCGCAGGATAAACGATCAGATGCCGAAGATAAGTCAATAGTTGAATATTGACCCGAGGCAGATGCAGTAAGACAAAGTTCCTTTGACGGATCTTGCGAACCAAAGTCAATGCTATGCCGCAAAACAGATCTCTTTGTGTTCTCTCTGAGAACATTTAGGAGACCTTGCTGTACGTATTGAGCACTAATAGGTTCGGAAGCTATCAGACGAGGGCCCTTGTAGTCCTTGGGAACCGGGATCAGCTTAGCTGGCCGTGGCTCCAAGAATGAAAGGTTGAAATCCCCAGTCTGATCCCAAAATGAGAGGTTGGCTAGGCCATACTTCTCAAAAGGGAACTTTATCTCGAGGCGCTTTGGCCAGCTTGGGAAGTCGTATTTGCTTCCTTTGAACTGTTCCGAAACGGCTCCAGGTCCATGTTTTGGCGTGAACCAACGACTATTGAACTTGAAGGACCGGGTAACCCGGTCACAGACCGATTGGACGAATGTAAGGTCTCTGAGAGCAAGCTCTCTCGACTCATCATCGCCGCTCGTGTCATCTCCATGTTCAGCTGTATGTTTGTCATGGAACCGTAGGCCCAAGTCGCTAAGACTAGGCCACCGCCCAAGACAAACAAGCTCATCACCGCCCCAAGTAAGAGCGGGTGATGGTAGTCCCTCCTCGATTCTGACGAATTCATGGATCTTCTCCAGTTTCGCAGTTTCAGGTGGGTCGATCCGGTACTTCTTAAACAATCTTAGGATTGTCCGTAGACACCGGATCGACATTGGATCAATCTCAGACAACGGTCTGAGATCCCAGAGTTCTGTGAAGATCTTTGTGTAGATCGGTAGGAATATACTCGGATATCCACGCGAGTGGAATAGGAGTTCTTCCTTAAGATAAACACCGCGGTCCAATGCCCTTTCTAGGGCATTGCATAGCGAAGGGAAATCGAGGAGTAGAATCCTCAATCCCCTAGACTTCACAGATGAGGAGATTCTTCTAAAATCCTCATCCAGGATGCCACTTTCAAGATCTAGTAATTCTTCTACATCCGCTACGAGATGTCTCAGAACAACCAGAAATTGGTCTGGCTTAACCATAGTAACTACTCCTTTTGGTTAGTGATATGGCTGATCCAACCCTTTCTGCAAAGCTCACGTTTTCAAGTCTTACGACTCGAAGTTGTTGAGCTTCACAATGTTCGGAGCCGTCATCATTGCAGCAACAGCGAGGGCAACGTCATCATAAGCGGTGACGTCATCCCCCCAGTAGTGCTCGATGACCACGGAACAGGTACGCAATACTTGCGGAACTGTCGCGGTAGCGTAGATCGTCTGACGAAGGGAGATGTTATGGCGCACCTTGCGCCGGCCATCCGCCTCCTTCTTCAGTTCTACGCTTCGGATGAACATACGGAATTCCTGAAGAGCTTCGACAAGAAGGTATTCAGATCCGTATTTACCAGAGTCAATGCGGACAAGGTTCTTGACCGCCGCGGCAATGGTAACGGGGGTGGGATCGGCAAAAGCCATTTTTCTGCTCCATGTTTAAAAGAATTACCTTGGTGTCCTCGATGCCGAAAGACTAGCCAAAGTAACAAGTTGGCCCGGGCTAAAATAAGGCTCGGACGTTTTTCGGTCGAATGATACGTCTGTCAAGGAGCGAGTTTTCTCTTCTTGACATATAATACCCGGACCAGAGGAAAAGTCACCTCTGGGACGCGGGGTTATAGTTGCTTTCCATTTCCGGTAAGTCATAGTGCATGCGCCATTAAAGCGGATGCCCATCTTATTCTGATGGATGTTTATGACATCACCGGCGCCAGTAAACCAATCGGTCAACCAGGTCCAAGGGACCGCGTTCCACAGCTGTGTTACGCTAAAATCCCAAACACCAAGGCTAGCCGCAAGGAGCTTGCGTTGTGAATCAGCAACGGACGCATCGAAGCGAAGCGGATCGATAACCCAGTTTGAGACACACCACCTCTCGGAGGTGTACTCTTCCATTCTTTGACCATACCAAGATAGGTTTACGTCAAAGATGCCGTTCGGATCTGTTGAACCGAAACGATGGGAACCGAGACCGCTCCGACGACTGATCTTCCCTTTCTTAGCAAGTTGTTTAAGAGTTTTTGTTCTCTTATCCATGTTAAGAAAAATGGGGATCATGTCGGCCATATCTTGATAGAATGGCCGCCATCCGAAGTTATAGTTCAGCCAGTCATCAGCAGAACCCCTAGTCCGTAAATAATGTTGGACTTGGGCTCTACCATGACCGCGTGCCGCGTTCTCCAGTTGCAAAGCTCGTACCTTCAAATGTTTCCACATATGAGGTATGTCCTTAAGCTCGTAGAGAAAATTCGGCAAAGACACAGTAGGGTTGCCCGGATGTGAATCCGATATGGCCCCAACTGGATCTCTGAACTTTTCTAAGGAGTCGTATCTACCAAAGGAAAAGGATCCAACACAGGATGGTGTGTAACCATCTGCTTTGATGTTATTGAGCTTACCGGTAACAACCGGAACACTCGCAGCATAAAGCTTTAGATTGTAAAACGGATTGTTCCCTTTCGGGTTCCCGTGTACATCTTCTGTGCGTTCATAGGGCGCGTAAGGATATGAGACCTGAGTGATAGAATTATCCGAAATCCTTCGGATGAACCCACCAACAACAGGTCTTTCTCTTCGTACGCGCACTCGTGAAATCCCGACCATAAGGTCACTCCTTTGATGCTTCTGCATTCGATGGGTGAGTTCAATTTTTTGAATCTCCGTGACCCCCCGTGAGGGG